ATGATTTCTCCATCGTCCTCCCATGAATCAACAGCCAGAAAATCACGCCCATCCTTCGGTGCTGTCTCTATCGGTTGCCATTCGCTCATTGGAAACACCTGCCCTTCATCCTCAATTCCCATTCGCTGTCTGTGTCGGTTACGTGGCTCGGCCATGGTACGCTTTGGATTGCCTCGCGCGCTCTGGCATTCATCAAATTATCCCGCCCGCTTCATTTCGCCACCACTTTCCAGGCGCCGGATTTCCATTTCGACCCGCTCGGCCTCGCTGGCGTGGCGTCCTGATTTTATCGGGTCTTTATGCGCCAGCCTGTGCGCGTTGTGGCGCTCCTCGCTGAAGCGTTGGCGCAGGTATGTGATTTCGTCTTCGGTCGACCACGGACGCCATGTGCGGACAATATCGAGCAGTCGCCGGCGCCGGCCGCTGAGCGTGAGCAATGTTGCGTGAATTTCACCCCAAGCCGGAAAAAACGTCATCGGCTCATGGAGCGCCGCCTTGACTACGTCGGCCGGGAAAGCGCGCAGTTCTTCGGTAAGGTTTTTCATCCGCTCAACGGTCTGCGGCTCTGCCTCATTGCGCGGCACGGTGATGGACTTCAGGCGCTCCAACCATTTCAGGATATCACGGTGCGGCGCCGGCGCTGTGGCCGCGACAAGCGTGTTAATGATCTCATCGATCCGCTCTTGCGTGATTCCGCGCGGTCGCTGCGCCGACTCAATGACCTCGTACGGCTCGCCGTCTTTCGGAAACCGGAAGGCTGTCTTGACTTCGATGTCGGCTAGCTTCGCCTGCAGCGCAATGTCGGTTTCGTGTGGCGTGTGCGCCAGCAACCACTGCAGCGGTTTGGATAACTCGGTTCCTGTCATGTCACACCTTCCGTTTCACGGCGGTCCGCCTCGTCGGCAGCGCGCCTCAGATCATCCATGGTCGGGCCGGGCCCACTTCCCGTCGGCCCCTTGCCCCAGTTGTCGTATTTGCCTTCCATGAGGCGAGTGAACTTCTGCTCGGACAACAGGAAGTCGATATCCGCCGTCCAGCCCTCATGCCCGTTACCACCATGTCCGCCGAGCAGGCCGGGGGTGTTCGCCAGTTTCTCCAGCGCATACCCCCAGCCCGTCAGCCCCCCGCAGTCCTTGAGGCGGGCCTTCATGCTTCGCCGCCGTGCCGTCGTGCGCTTGCGGCATATCGGAATCGGCGGCTTGCCGTTCACGTCGATCGGTAGTTGTTGAACCATGTCGTTGTAGGCATCGAACGCAGCGTCGATGGGGTCGGCCTCTGCCGACGAATCCGAACGTAGTGAGGATTCTTCTATATGGTTTCTAGCCTCTGGTATAAGGCTACAATCTGGCTTGGCGGTCGCTAGGGTGCTGTCATTGTTTTTACTGGATTTTTTCTTGTTTTCAGATTTTTTATAGCCACCACGCTTTCCATTTTCAGATTGGTTTCGGCTCGTTTTCAGGTTTTTTTCGTGCTCTTTATCGAAGCGACGGTTGGATATCTCACCGCTATCGGTGAGATAAATTTTTCCCTTTTCGATAAGTGCAGAGCGGATCGCCCGGTACTTTCTGAGGGACACGCCGAGATACCCGGCGTTCAGGCGTTCGTTGTCAATGATCGGCCCGCCGCGGTCGTACATGAGGTCAAGGAACGTGGTGTAAGCACCCCGCTCCTCAAGGGTTAGTTCCATGTATCCCGTGAGGGCGTCGGAGTGGTATCTCTTGTGCCATGGGCGGTCGCTCATGCGGCCCTCCCATAGAAGGCGGCAACGCGCGTTGCGCTTGGACGCTCAAACAGATACCAGGCGGCGTTATCGAAACCGCTGACGCCGTTCCCCATCCAAGAGACACGTCCGACACTAACGATCTTCACGCAGCGCGGCTCGAGTCTTTCGGTATAGTACCGGCAATGTGCAAAATCAGATGAAAGCAGCAGCCATGTCGGCGCTATGTCGGATAGATGGACCGCTATCGAAACAGCCGGGTCGCCCTTCTTTCCTTGAAGGGGCCACGGCGGGTTTGTGATAAAGCAATCGGCTTGTGTGCCTGGCGTGTTTAGCGCGTTCCTTATGTGGATGCCGTCTCGCTGCGGCTCGATATCCGACGCCGAAATACACAGCAACCCGTGCGATTCAAGCGCATCAATGAGAGCGCCAGCGCCAGCGCAAGGCTCGTTGAATGTTTTCACCCCACCAAGGTGCGGGATCAGCGGCACAACAGCCTCAGGAGGCGTCTGGTAGTACCCGCGCGGATTCTTTTGAAACTTGTCGTGTGCGCGTTTTGTCATCCCCTCTCGCTCTCCGACTGGCAGAACGTGCAGAACCGCACACCGGGAATCGCCTTGCGCCGCGCCAGTGGGATTTCATCCCCACAGTCGGTGCAATCCAGTGTTTCTCCCGCCGTGCACGCTGGCGTGGATGCACTTCTCGCGTTGGCAAGCAGTCTTTCCCGCTCAAGGGTCTCAAGGGCTGTGGCGCGGTCTGAGATATCCATCAATAGAAACCCGCCTGTAGCGTGCGCTCGATTTCGCCGCCGATCAGGTCGAACCCGACATAAACGGCGAAAATGAACACGACCAACGCCAGAAACTCGAGGGCGCGGGACGTCATGGGCGGGCCTCTTTCCAAAGACACCATCCGGCAATCATGGGCGCGGTGACAGGCCAGAACAGCGAGGCGGCAATCGCCAACCCAATGAACCGCGCCTTGTCCATGGCCTCGCGCATATCCATCGCGCTCGCGATGCCGACGATCAGGCATGAAATCAGACCCGAAAAATAAACGCCCCATAAGGCGTACTGTTCCCACATTGGATTTCTCCTTTATCGATCTAAGGCAAGCGCCAAGACGAAAACTCCGGCGACGATGACAAGAAAAAGCGCCGCGCCACCCCAGAATGGCGCCGTCACCCACCACCAAGACCAGTCGATGTAGCCAGTCAGTTTGAGGACAACGAAGACGACCCCCAAAAGGCCAACAACACCAATGCCGCCACTGCTTGACGACGAAGACGAAGACACGTTTGCCATTACCTTATTCCTTTCACTCTGCTGCGGATTGTTGCGATGCCCATGTCCCGAGCGGCGTGCCGTCCATGTCGAGGGCGCGCTTGTAGACATCGAGCAGTTCTTCCATTTCAGAACGATCCGAGGCGTCCATCTTGCGGAGCCGGATAAGCTGGCGGAGCACCTTGACGTCGAAACCCGTGCCCTTGGCCTCGGAATAAACCTCGCGAATGTCAGCCGCGAGCGCAGCCTTCTCTTCCTCGAGTCTCTCGATTCTTTCGACGAACGATCTCAGGCGTTCGGATGCGGCGCCACCGACATCAGTCATGTCAGACTCCTTATGATCCAGTTGAGCGCAGGAACGAGGAACGCCCACGCAAGCCACCCCGCCCCAACACAGGATAGGACGTGCAGGGCGAGGCGGCTGGGGCCGTCGAGCCGGCGCGACTTCTTTTCAGGACTGACCTCGATAGGCGCATAAACGCGCTGCCACTCGGCGATCATTTCCCGGTCGTAAGCGACAGCGAGATGGTTCAGAAAGGCTGCAGCGTGCTCAGGGGGGCAGCCGAGGTGCGACAGATAGCCATCCGCCGAAAGGCTTTTTTTTGATCGGTCTTCGGCAACGACAACGCGCCTCATCTCCCCGATGGCTCGCTTTCGCGCGGCCATAATGTCGGGGGCGCGTTCATTGAATTGCCGAATCATGGCAAGATTTTTACTCATGCCGCCACCATCACCGCCGCGCGGCGCCCGCTGTGGTTCTTTCTGCGACGACCGCTATCGACGATGCGCCCGGTTTTCTTGAGTTCGGTAATGCGCGGGCGAATGCTGAGCACTGATTCACCAAGCCGGGCGGCGACCTGATCCGCCGTCAATCCGTCCGGGCTTGCCTTGATCATATCCATGCACTCTTCGCGCAGTGTGTGTGCGCGATTCGCAATTTCCGCCGCCGCTTCGATGCTGGTGTCAACATGGCGATGCCCCGGCGCATCCGGATAGGACGGGGGTGGGGTCCAGTTGAAGAGGTCGGGTGTGGCGATGTTTTCGGACATGCTCAGGCGGCGCCTCTCATCCCACCCATGTCGGCGGGAGCCTCGACCCCCTTATCTTCGGCGACCGCCAAAAGAGTGTCGCGATAGCCGTAGGGGATGCCGCGGACCTTCCATTGAGCGACCGCTTGCGGCGTTAGCGGTTTGTCCATCAGCAACCGCGCCGAAACAGCCTCCGCGACCTTTGCGTTGCCGCCAAGCGCGTCAAGAAAGCGCTTTTGTGCCAGCGAGGGTTTTGGGGCGGTGTATCTCTTGGCGCTCGTCATACTACTTTAATTCCAAACAACTGAAAGTAGCCTTACGATTGCCACAATTCATGCCGCAATGCAACCACATTTTGTTACCAATATTGCCGCCCACTCGGTATAAAGGCGGCAGGAACTCATAAGTGGTTGAGAACAGGGACTTCATGCCCAAGAAGCGCTCTCTGGAGCAGATATCGCGTAATTTCGGCACGCGGCTCCGCGCCGCACGAGTCATGGCGGGCTACAATACAGCCGAGGACTTCGCCAGGGATCTGGGCGTTCAGTACGCCCGGTACACAAAGAACGAGCGCGGCGAGTCGATCCCGCGCGCCGACGTGCTGATCCACATTTGCGAACTTCTCGATGTCACGACAGACTATCTTTTACGCGGCATTCCAGATAGAAAAAGACACTAAGATTCGCTGAGATTCCGGGCCTCAATGCCCCCGGCAAAATTTTTTGTCTTTATGTGTCACTTTTAGTTGCGTAACTTTTAGTGGTTTGTTATGGTCGTCTCATAAAGGAGATCGCCATGACCGCTACTAATAATAGTTCTGCCGAAGCAGAGATCATGCCCCCAGAGGCAGACGACACACTCGCCGAATCCCCCATCGAGTCCCCGGAAAGCACGGCGCTCGCGCAGAGCGAGGAGCGTGGACAGGTTGCCGCGCACACGGGAAGCGCCGTTACACCGATGGCGCTTCTGGAAATGGCCGTACAGCGTGGCGGCGGAATCGACGAACTCGACAAGCTCATGGGCCTGCAGGAGCGGTGGGAAGCGAATGAGGCGCGCAAATCTTATGTGGCGGCAATGGCCGCATTCAAAGCCGACCCGCCCAAGATCGTCAAAGACAAGAAGGTGTCGTTTGATACGCGCGATGGCGACCGCACCGAATATAGCCACGCCACGCTCGCACAGGTTTCCGAAGCCGTGGCCAAGGGGCTGGGCGAGCATGGCTTGTCGCACACCTACAAAATCGACCAGCAGGACGGCGTGATCCGCGTCACCTGCATCATTACCCACGAAAAGGGCCACTCCGAAAGCGTGTCGCTATCGGCGGGCGCCGACGGGAGCGGCAAGAAAAACCCCATCCAGCAGGTCGCCTCGACCGTTACCTATCTTGAGCGCTACACCCTTCTCGCCGCCACCGGCCTCGCCGCTGCGGACATGGATGATGACGGAAAGGGCTCGGAGGTCAGCAGCGCGCTCGACGAAAACCAGATCGAACACCTCGAGGCCCTTTTGAAAAGCCTGATTGCCCTTGCCCCGACCAACGAGGCGAAGTTCTACGGCTACATGTCGAAGGTCGCGAAGGCGGAAATTACCTCGCCCGAGGAAATCCCGCAGCGGCTTTACTCCAAGGCGATCCAGACCCTCAACGAAGCACTGGGGCACGTCTGATGCCGGTATTTCACAACGATATCGAACAGCGTTCGCCGGAATGGTATGCGCTGCGCGCCGGAATCCCGACCGCATCGGAGTTTTCCAAGATCGTCACGTCAAAGGGCGAGCCGTCGAAATCCGCTGCGACGTATGCGCTGACGCTGGCTGCCGAGATGTATTCCGGCAAGCCGCTCGATGACGCATGGGCTGGCAACGCGCACACAGAGCGCGGACGCGAACTCGAGGCCGAGGCGCTGTCGCTCTACGAGCTTCGCCATGGCTGCGACGTGGCGCCGACGGGCTTTGTCACCAGTGACGACGGGGATATGGGATGCTCGCCTGACGGCATGGTGAGCGACGACGGCATGGCCGAGGTGAAGTGCCTCAAGGCCGAAAACCATATCAAGGCGATTCTCTACTACCAGAAAAACGGACGCTGCCCGACCGACTACGTGCAGCAGACGCAAGGCCAGATGATGATCTGTGAACGCCAGTGGTGCGACCTGATCTTCTATCATCCCGACCTCCCCCTTCTGGTTATTCGGCAAGATCCGAATATCGCGGTGCAAGACGCGCTGCGCACCGAAATCCCGGCCCTGCTTTCCGAGCGCGACCGCGTTCTGGCCGTGTTGCGCGGTCAGGGTGGTGAGTCCACCCCCCTTCCCCAAACCAACACCGACGTCGCCGAAGCGGCGCCGGCCTTCTGATCAAGGAGATCGCCACCATGGATACCCACGTCACCGAATCCCCAAACATCGGGCATAACCAGCCCCCCGAAGATGCCGACCCGATCACGGCCCGCCTAGCCGAAGATCACGCAACCCTTTTGGCGCGACGCGACGAACTCTCCGGCGCCTTTGACCGCGTCCCGGAAGAGATCGCTGACGAGGAAACCGCAGGGAAGGCAGCGGACTTCATCAAGCAGATTTCCGCTTGTGCCAAGAACGCCGACAAGATCAGGGTCGATGAAAAAGAGCCCTACCTTGAGGGCGGGCGCAAGGTCGACGGCTTTTTCAAGGCCGGCGTCATGGAGCCGCTGGACAAGATCAAGAAGGCCGTCTCCGCGCGCCTGACCGCATACCAGCGCAAGAAGGACGAAGAAGAGCGGCGCCGGCGTGAAGAAGAGGCGCGGGCCGCTCGCGAGGAAGAGGCGCGCGCCCGACGCGAGGCCGAAGAAAAGGCCGCGGCCTTGGCTGAGGAGCAAGACCTCGACGCAGCGATTGCCGCCGAGGAATCGGCCAAGAAAGCCGCCGCCGCATCAGAGCAGGCAGCGCGCGCCGCGTCGGCCAATGCCGCAGAAACAAGCCGCACCCGGAGCAGCAATGGCTCCGTGGCCTCGCTTCGGCCCGAATGGAAACACCGCGAGGACAGCCTCGACCGCGCAACCATCGACCTGGAAGCGCTCCGCGACCACCTGCCCATGGGCGCGCTGCATCAGGCGGTGCGGGCCTACATCAAGGCAGGCGGCCGCGATCTCAAGGGCGTTGAAATTTTCGAAGATCACGTCTCGGTGGTGCGCTGATCATGGCGGGCTCAGTTAATAAAGTCATTCTCGTCGGCAATCTCGGTCGCGATCCGGAAATCCGTTTTACGCAGTCCGGACAGAAAATCGCCAATATGAGCGTCGCTACCTCCGAACAATGGCGCGACAAGCAGACCGGCGAGCGCCGCGAAAAGACCGAATGGCACCGCGTCGTCGTGTTCGACGAGCGCCTTGCCGACGTCGTCGAGAAGTACCTGAAAAAAGGCTCGAAGGTCTACATCGAAGGTTCGTTGCAGACCCGTAAATGGACCGGCAACGACGGTGTCGAGAAATACACCACCGAGGTTGTGCTGCAGCGCTTCTCCGGCGTCCTCACCATGCTCGATTCCGCCGGTGGCGGCGGGGGCGGTGGCG